TTAGCACGGTTCTTATCCGCTTTTGGAGTATCAAATTGTTTACCAAGCCAATAATTCTCGTTTTCTTCACACATCTTGTCCCACTCCTGTTTTTTAGCAGAGTCACGCCAAGCCCGCTCCCATTTATCAGCTAGTTTAACGATATCTTCGTCAGACATTGTTAATTCTAACTCTGGTAGTTTTTCTGATACTACACCAAGTTTAAACTCATCAGAGCCGTCTGTTGGTCTCTTATTTAAATCATCTCCTAAGGAGATAAAACTGGCTATATCTATATTTGATGTCATTTATTTTTTAAAAAATAGACTACTAACTATATAAGTCAGCAGTCTATTAGTGGACAGATTTCGTTGTTACGGTAATTGTTATTTTTTACTCACTCTCTGGTTTAGCTTCGTCAGGAGCAGTTTCGTTATTTTCTACTTCTGATTCAGATAATTTACCTTCTCCATCGCTTTCATCTACTTTCTCTGGAGTAGATTCTACTTCTGATTCAGTTGATTCAGTATTAGGAGTTTCATCAGCTTGAGTATATTTCTCGTTTTGATTATTTTCTTCCATGTTAGTTTCTTCATTTAATTCTTTCTCGACTTTTTCAGGTTCGGGAGTAACGTAACCACATCGTTCACACGACTTCCCAATATAAACATGACCTTGTATACAAATTTGTTCACTCATATTTTTATTTATAAATTATAATTAATTATATTATATCACACTTATTTTAATTTGAATAGCAACCTTACTTATCCCCAAGCTAATCAACCCTCCAATCATGTTCTTCTGACTGTTCTATATTATCAAACATCTCATGCGGATTAAAACTTACAGAACCATCAGGATTAAGCGAATAACTGTTTTGCTTTGGGATATCTTGAGGTGTAACAATTTCACCCATACTTGCAAACCTACTCATACCAGCTCGCCAACAGATTGTCGCTAACGCCCTATGGTCACGACCAGCTCGCATCCACTTATAACCTTTCGTCACGCCCGTATCTGGGTCTAATACTTTTAATTTAGATAAATTATTCCAATCTGTCCAATATTCAAACCAATCTTGCTCAGTGCCATGAACTGGTATTCTCTTGGTTCTAAATTCATCTATTACTAATTGAATGCCACGATTTCTTTCTATGGACACTGTTACTCTTTCATCTTTTGAGCCAAACTTAAATAGCTCGTTTGTCTTTTTATCACCTACAAAATAACAAAGATACACTCTTCCTATCCAGCGTTCAGCAAATGCCCTTGAACCTATTAAATCACCTCCAGCGTCTATAAAAGCAATCGCCTTTGGCCACCTTTTCATTATACCATCAAGTGTACCGTAATCATCACAATCACCATGAAAGAATAAACCATATTTATTACCCATTACATAATCAAGCCTAAGCCCCGTATCTATTCCAATTATTACTCTCTCAGTGGTATCTGGGGCGTATGGTTTCCCTGTTAGATTTTGGAAGAAGCTCTTACGTAAAAGTTTTGAGCTTGCATCAGCAAATGGTATACCAAGCACTTTAGTATTAAAAAACTCTGGAGTAGTGTCGGGATGTTGAAATTTATCAATCAATTCTCCAGCTGTTACCCATGGACATATAAGAAGTGGCACCCAGTAACCAGACCATTTTCGGTCAGGGTATTTCGCCACCCATTGTCCATCCCAACGAGCATACTCTGGTATTACTTTACGGCATTTTTTACAGACAAACGCCCTCTTTTCAAAATCAATAGACATCTTCTTTTCATCCTCAGTACTCCAAGAAGGGTATTGCCAATGATTGCAACTAGGGCATTTAAAGAACCAATGCTTCTGATCACTTTGAAGCCAGTCGTTATGGATTCCTGTTTCAGGTAGACTAGGGTGACTAAATGTGTGTGTTTGCTTGAATTTAGAGTGTTGAAGTCTAGCTTGATAATCAGCTATAACTTCTAATTTAGAGCTGTCTTTTTCATCATGCGTTACCCTATCAGCTGGAGTCATCATAGCTGACTTTTTAGTCCAAGTACCTCGGTAGTAAATCATTGAACCGCCAACCTGTTTAACCTCAATAGAATCCTTATCAGCTACATCATCAAGCATACATTGGTTATTGGCGATGATTCTGTTTGTTTTACCTCCTACCATCACTCTTACATCACTATCAGTCGGTAAAGTATAAATTATATCCATCTTATACTTTTTAGCATCAAAATGGTTTTTAAGCATTTCACAGGTTGTTAGTCCTACCTGCGCCGCTTTCATGATGGTTAGTCGTTGGGCTTGGTCTGCGTAGATATCATATAAAAATGGATGGTTATCAAATTCTATTAAATCGCCTTTCTCATTTTTTATCTTTTCTCTAATTATCCAGTCATGAATATTGTAATAATCAAATGTCGTCTTGTTTGACTTTGCCATATTCTTGTTTGATTTCTATTGTGCCGTCGGCATAGACATGGCGAACCTGTCCGCAGTAGACGCACACACAAACGACGTGGATTGAGTTTGGAACTTCTTTTAAATTTTTTGGAGCAGTAGACACTCCGACAGAAACACCTTTATGCACCGTATATAAAACGTCATTCTTTATATTGAAAAATTGATGATTGTAGTGGTTCATTTTGTTTTTACATAACTTTTAATCAAATTATAGGCATCCATTAAATTAAGTACGCTTCCATACATCGGAGAGGATAGTATATTTGATAAATCTAAAAGTATTAAATTCCTACGATTTCTATCTTTAACGCTTTTACATATAAAATCATACTGATTAGCGTAGGCTTCCGCTTCCTGCTCCATTCTAAAAGCGAAGTCAATTAGATATCTACCCCACCAACCATCAGGATCATCTCCCTGTTGTTTCATATGAGTTTCCTCATGAATTATTAAATGTTCTGGTAACTCTATTTCATTAGGATTATAAATTGTATCACCATAGGTGTAGATAGTTCCACTGTGAGGATGTAAGCCGTGGTCTATTATCGCTTGCAGTATTGGCGGTTGTTCGTGTACTATTTTCATTTTATTTCTCCGTCTTGTTTAGCTTTTTCCATTCGCCTTTTTCGCATATTTTCTTTAATTGTTTTATGAAATAATTCAGTCGCTTCTATATCTTCTTCGTGTGGAGTATCACCTTTAATTTCAGTGTGTTGCATCTTTAAAGTTTCACCATATAACTCTGGTTGTTGTCGCTCTACTAGCCATTGAGAGAATGATAAGTTGTTAGCATGAATCGCTTGAGCAATATTGTGTTTTGCTTTAAGAGGTAGTTTTTCTCGCATCCTTTGAAAATACTCCAAAAGTTCAGGATTTTTCTTAGTCCAATTATAATAGGTTTGTGGTGCAACATCGGCATAATCACAAGCCTCACCGACTGTCGCGCCAATCGCAAATGCCTCGCCAAACTTATTGACAGCACTTTCAGAAAATTTTGTTACTCCATAACCTATATTTCTCCTCCATTGTTCTTTTTTTGTTGGTCTTGCCATTTTATACTATCCATTGTATTACTTCTCCATTCTTTTTAATCGTATTGTCCTCTTTATATTGACAATATCTTGTTACTATTGCGTCAACGAATTTAGGGTCTAGCTCGATTAACCTTGCTCTTCTATCTAATTGATCGCAGGCAATAAGAGTTGAGCCAGAGCCACCGAAGGCATCTAGGACTATATCATCTCTGTCACTTGATCGTTTTAAGGCTCGCTCCGCCAGTCTGACTGGTTTTTGGGTAGGGTGGATGTATTCATTAGTTTTATCTCTTTTTTCTTGCCATAAATCTAACTGATCAAGTATCCTTTTATTATCTAGTGACCAGAACTCTGTTAGATTAGCGAACGTACCATTTACATAATGTTTCTGGCCTAATTTCCAACCAACCATACATGGTTCGTATATTCGGTGGTAGAGCTGTCCCCATGAGAATACCATATGTTCTTTGAGCCAGAATATCGTTTGTGAGTAATGCCAGTTTGTTTGTCTCCAAGCATTTATATTGACATCAAATAATGAATTAGAGTACCACCAGTAGATAGTCACATCATCAGTTGAGAAGTTATAGAGTTGAGTTAGAATGTCTTTATAAAAAATAATAGCCTCTTCGGGTGTTTTGTCGTCATTGAATATTCTACCTCCAGTTCCACCAAACTTATCACTCTCGTAACCATAACTTGCTTTAGTCTTACTCGTGCCTTTAGTTGAGTGATAGTCCACACTGTATGGCGGATCAGTGAATATAAGTCGTGGTCTTTCTTTACCGAGTAATTTCTCATATGTTTTTGGGTCAGTTGAATCCCCACAGATAAGTTTATGTGGACCCAATTCATAGAGGTCGCCTAATTCACTTCTAGGTTTTCCCACCATACTTAAATCAGGATTATCTTCTTTAGATTCAAGAATGAGATTTGAATTAAAGCCAGTCAAATCAATCATATCAAGCGATAAACCTTTTAACTCCTCAATCACAATGTCCATATCCCAGTTACTCTCATTTAGTTTGTTATCAGCCAAGCGATAGGCTTTGGCGTGTTCTTCGTCAAGGTCAATTGTAATAGTTGGCACTGTTTGCATTTCAAGAGATTGAGCGGCCATGTAACGACCATGACCTACAATAATGACATTGTCTTTGTCCAGCACTATGGGTTGGTTAAAGCCAAACTCACTAATTGAGTCCGCTATCTTTTTTATCTGTTTATCAGAATGCTCTTTTGCATTTTTAAAGTACGGCTTTATCTCGCTAATTTTTTTTTCAATTATGTTCATCGGGTTCTTCTATTTTAAGATTTACTCTTGATTTTTCAGACATCCCGACAATACGAAGTAAGGTTCGTAAAGCTTGGGCAGTGGCGCCTTGTTTACCAATGATGTTACCCATATCTTCTTTAGATACTTTTAGAGTTATTAAAACTCCTAACTCATCGGTACGAGACTCTATTTTAATTTCATCTTCATTTTTAACAAGAAAAGGAATTAGTAATTCCAAGAATTTTTTTGATTTTTCCATATTTTTTATTCTACTATTGGTTCAGATACTTCTAATTCAACTGTTTTAGTAGTTCCAGTTGCGGTTGTAATTGTGATTACATGTTTACCTGCAGTTCTTAGATAATAAGAGAATTGGTAGACGGATACTTGAGTTTTTACGCCATCTATATAAATTGGTTTTACACCGCCAGTTCCGTTTATTGTTTCATTTTGCGATTCATCGGTGGCAGTCACTTTTACCTGAATATCCCTTCTGATTTTACCTTCGTCATCTCTGACTATGAAGTCTATAGCTATACTATTTGAATCATTGTAATTTACACCTTTCTCTCCCGCACCTGGTTTAGCAATCATCTCATATTTCTGACTAAATTCACTATATTGACCAAAATTCTTATTAAGAACCTCTATTGAGGCGAGAGATTTTGGTATTTCTTTTTTTACTTCTTCCACTATTTGTGGTTGTGGCATAATTGTTGTTTGATTTTGTGTTTGTAATGGTTCTGTTATTGGAGTTAGACTAACCGCCGATACCGAAGCTGGTTCTGATTTAACTGATTCTATTACAGATTCTTTTTTTACCTGTTTTTCCATTTGTCTAATTTGCTCCTGAATCGCCCCAATTTGCATTCCTAATTCATAGACCGACACAAGGTCGTTTTTAGGTATATCTTTCGTTACAGGGGTATTTAGGGGTATTTCTGGGTTTATTTCTTGAGATATTGAGACTTCCGCCAATGGTAAAGGTGGTATTTCTTGAATTTCGGGGGTAACCGTTCCAAATAAGGTAATGAATGTGGTTGAGATAGTCGCTATTAATACTTTGAGTGTCATTAGTATATTTTCCATATTTTCAGTATAACATATTTATTATATTATAGCAAGTTAGTCATCTGATGTCTTTTTCTGATGTTCCACTATAATTCCGCAACTCGTTAACAGAATTGAGGCTATCGACACAGCGGATTCAACGCCAGCTATCAATACTTCAGCTGAGTCTACTACGCCCACCTCCATAAATTGCCCTCTTTTTCCAGTTACCACATTTAAAGCTTGGCCATCATCTAAGTTATTATCTTCATCAATCCCCATATTTTCACGTATTTGACGAGCTGGGTATTTTAAAGCCTCATTTAGAATTGGGCTTGATGTTTTTATATTAGACAAAGACAAACCAGAACCGGCCACTACTCCATTTTTAAAAGCGGATTTTACGGAATTAACTGCGTCATCTACTTTATATCGCAATGCTTTTTGTTCATTTTCGGTTGGGGCGCCAACTTTAATTACTGCCAGAGTGTTAGTAAACATCGCTAATCTATTTTCTATCTCTTTTCTATTTTTCTCATTACTCTCATTAGTGATAGCCATTTTAAGGTTTATTACTGCATCATTCACATCTTTTTTCTTTCCTTTAGGGGAAACTATTATTGATTCTTCTCGATATGATATAAATCTCTCTGCTCGGCCAAGATCCGCTATTTCAGCTAATTCGAGTTTATCACCCTTAGAGGCAGTGAACATTTTAGCTCCAGTCATTAAAGCAATGTCTTCTAGTAAAACTTTTTGGTTTGTGCTTTTAGGGGCGCAAACAGCTACCGAATTCATTACACCTGGATTATTAGTTTGAGGATTTATAACATGTTTAAGATTTATTACTAATGTTGCCAAAGCTTGTTGTTCAACATTTTCCGCAATAATAACAAGGTTGTATTTATTTTCACCAGCCATTTTATTTAGAAGCGGTAAAATATCACTTGTTTCTGTTATACGATAGTCTGTTATTAAAATATATGGATTTTCAATCATTGATTCCATTTTGTTTGGGTTAGTCACCATATAAGGAGAGATGTAACCCGTATCTAGTTTTATTCCATCAGTGGTTTCTACAAATGTTTCCATGGTGGGAGACCTATCGATTGTGACTATACCGTCTTTGCCTATTTTATAAAATAAGTTAGCAATCATTTCAGCAATTTTCTCGTTATCAAATGACACTAAAGCCACCTTTTTTAACTCTTCTTTTGTTTTAATCTGAACTGTAGATTTATTAATTTGTTTTTTAAAGTCTTCCAATCCTTGTTTTAATTCTAATTCTATTTTAAG